AAATCCTCTTTGAGGCTTTGCAAAAGAGCATCGGATGTGATCATCGCAATGTTTCCTGCTATGGAGAGATAAATCCACTGGTGACACTAAGCCGGAGGGTCGGAACGACCTCGGATTAGTCGCGCAGCTTGAGAAAGCCGCGCTATCGACCAGGTGACGAGAGCCGAGAGGAGGTCCCACGCAAGGATGCGCAAGACGCTCTTGGCATTGAACGGACCCTCGTTAGAGGACACCGGTCAACAGGGTATCCGCCAGGTCTGCCGACTCCTCATTGAGGAGACCGACCAGATAACTGGTGAACGCCCGAACCTCGTCAGGATTATAAGACTCCACCCCGGCAGGCAGATCGATGAGAACTCGACCGGTGATCTGCGCGGGAACACCAGAGGCGACGAAGCAACCCTTTCGGATTACCAGTCGATACTGGTTCACAGGAATCGATGCACGAAGTCCCGTCAACGGATTCGCTGCAGGCAGGCTCTTTAAAGGAGCCGGCTTGTGAAACGTTGCCGTAAACGGGCTCGACGCCGTGTTCGCAGTTGCAGAACCCTGAGTACCGCCAAGGGCAGTAACGGTTTTCTGCTTCGACGAGAAACTGGCGGCGTGTCGTCCACCTGCGTATACGTAGGTGTGGTGAGACCTGTTACAGTCGCACCCGTGATCGACGCATCCGGGCTCCAGGATTGGAGCCGCTGAAACGGAGATAGGATGTATCTCAACATGGAGGTTGATACCTTCGGAACGTAGGAGAGAGTACCATGCAATCCCTACCGAGGGAGTACTCCCAATCTCAAGAACGGATTCTTGAGGATGAAGCAAGAGCTTGGGTCACCAAAGCAGTGATATTCATCCACTGCATCCCCAACCCCGGAATCTCATATACCAAAGGTGGTACAAGAGAGCCGAGGTATGGGGATCTTGTCACGGTGACTTTCGAACTTGTCGGTAAATACCCGGGAGAGATGCTCCCACCCTTACTAAAAGTTGGGGTGGATGCAGGAAACACACCGGCTATAGAGATGACTGAAGCATTTTCAGATCTCTTAGACCCGATGTTTATCCATGCAACTAGCGCACGATTAATGGCTAGGGCATCGATTATATTACCAATGTTGGTAAAGTAATCGACCAGGAAGGAATAAGGAATCAGCTCCCAGAGGGATGGAACCCACTGCCGCCAACCGAACCCAAGATCTTGCACAGCACCATCCCAACCATTACGGTTGATAAGGGTGCCGTACATCTTGACGTTATAGTCGACGGATCTAGAAGCGACTGTCGTAATCGCGACAGAACCGTATGAGACCGTTGATGTTACTCTAGGTCCCAGAACGGAACTCCCCGCCTTGAAGCGGACGAATTCGGTTTCTGGCCTCGCTATCACAATTCGAGAAGCAGCTTTAATGCCGTCCTCGATATCATGAATTAGAGGCAACCAACCAAAGACGCTTTCCAACCAAGTCCCTGCAATGGCCTTTGCAACTGCCCGTCTC